GGATAACTCCCTTGCAGAGCTGCTCCATAAAAGCATTAAAGGCGTCTGCTTTCTGAGCCTCTGCGGCAGTCCTCTTCGTTTTTAGCCAAGTTTTATTTCCATCAGGGTCAGCGGTATAGACGCTCCTACCGATCACTGTCTCCCCTGGCCCAACCAGGGAGGTGCTGTCCCAGTGCTCTGTATACCCCGCCGCCGCCGCAGTGTTCTTAGTGATAGACACATAGTCGCGCATGGTTGATTGAGAGATACCCAGTACACCTGCCGCTCTTGCGCTATTGCGACCGCACTCTTCCCAGACTTGCATAGCTTCGCGATGACGTTCTGTCTTCGCGTAATCTACTAGGCTCATACATTTTCCTGCGGCATATTAAGCCAACGTGTACACTTTTCTGCGTTTTATCGACATAAGGTTTGGTTAAACCACCCTATGAAATACTAGGAAGAACAGGCCAGTCAACATACTGTGGGAAACCTTCCTGATCAGAGACATCCAAAAGAGCTTGCCTAAAATCTTTCCATTCTTGTTTTTTTTCTTCTGTCATTAAATCCCATACGATAGGGTTTAATAAATCCACAGTTCTTTTTAATCTGTAATCTCTATCAATTCTAACATTTGCCTCCACATCTGCGTCTTTTTTAGCCTTCTCTTCATCTGTCATTTCTCTATAAATCCAAGTCTGCCAGTAACGACCGTGGTCTTTTTCTACAATCTGCCCCTCTTCAACAACCTCATAAAAAAACGGAGACTTTTTTACTTCATAAAAAAACAAACCATAACCTACTGACAGTGCATCTTCTACAGAAATAGTACCGCTTGAAAATTTAGGGAAAACCTGTCTAAAATTTTCTTCCGTGACCGGATTGTTTATGGCCGATCCATTTTCAATTTTAATAAATAACATAAACGCCTCTCTATGCATCAGCAGTATTTGTGGATGGGTATGATCTGTTTGCTCCCCAAATAATACGAACCGCTCCAGAACCTCCGCTCCCTGAACAAGTCCCCGTATAGCTGTTGGGCGCTCCACCGCCACCACCCCCGCCATAGTTTCCGCCGTTAGATCTAACACCAGAGCCTAAAGTGACATTATCAGCGTCTTGACCTCCTGAGCCACCCCTGCCGTATCCACCCGGATTTGAGCTTGGAGGGGCAGAACCTGAAGAGCCTTCACCCAAAACTCCAACGCCTCCCCCGCCAAAACTTCCGTATGAGTCTGGGAAATAACCTCCACTACCGCCGCCGCCGCTTGGTGTTGATGGAACAGTTGAGTTTGTGTATGCACTATTTCCACCGTTTCCAGAATATCCTCCTGCTCCAGTAGCTCCTCCCCTGTTACTTTCTAAAATTCCGCCATCACCACCGCCGTCTCCTGCTCCACTTTGAGCCGCGCTAGAGGGAGATTGATTGCTTCCATTTTTACCGCCTGCCCCACCCGCAGCATAACAAACAGAGGTACTTGAAAACCAAGAAGCGCCACCATTAGTTCCTGCCTGATTATCTGAACAAGTTCCAGAACCACCAGCCCCTACCACTACTGAATAGCTGTTTCCGGGGGTTACGGAATAGCTTGTCAAATATGACAATGCGCCACCTCCGCCACCTTGACCATCATGATATGTGTTACCGCTGCCTCCTGCACCAATAACCACCACGGATACACTTGTAACCCCAGTTGGGGCTACCCAAGAATAACTTCCAGACGAGCTGTAAAGAGACTGTCCTAGCGCGGGTCTTGTCGTAAAGCTAGTGGGGCTTGAATAACTTGTGTATTGCCCAGCCGTAGTTTTATACCTCATTCTCATATAATACTGCGTCAATCCGCCTAGTTGGGATGTAGGTACATGAGTATTTCCTGTGCCACTTACCTCGCCAGAATCATAAGCTATTGTTGAAAAAGAGCTGCTCGTAGAAAGCTGCCATTGACTTGCCGCCTGAACCGCTCCTGTTAAAGAGCCGAACATAGAAGCCTCTAAAGTTGGCTGCTCTATGACTGCGGTAGCTCCAGATGCGGGAAGACTATTTGTTGGATTAAATAATCCTTGCGACCAAGCAGCGTTTGTTCCATCTGTTTGCAGATAGTAATTATTATTTCCAGTTTGATCAGGAAGAGCCTCAATCCCAGTTAATCCAGAGCCATCACCACTAAATGCTGTAGCCGTGACAGTGCCAGTAAATGTCGGGCTACCGTCAAGAGTAGCTTTTGTATTGAGCTGAGTCTGGGCGTCAGATGTTAAACCATCAATAAAGTTAATCGTTGCCGCGCTATCGGCTATGTCTCGTGACTTGCTCATTATGGAGTCTCCGGCCAATCAGTGTCTTGTAAGTTCGGGAAGTTTGCGTGTTTGGTAATGTCTCGCAGAGCCTGTCGATAAGTAGCCCACGCAATTTGATCCACTGGCGCGTCTAAAACTTGAGTCCAGTCGCACTCGGCAAGTAGTTTGTCTCGTTTTGTGCGAGCCTCCTCAGCGGCGCGATCGTCTGCACCTGCTGCCCACTCAGCTTCCATTGCGTCCCACTCAGCTTCCTCTGCCGCAGTAAATGGAACATTTCCGTTTGACGTAGCGTGATGGCGTGACATGATATTTTCCTATGCTGCTGAGTTGTTAAGCCCAAGAACGATAACTTTTCCGGTTAGCGTTCCTGCTACGTTGCCATAAATTCTTACACCTTCTAACGCACCGTCAGTATTAGCCTGAGCAATGCCATAAGCCTTTTGCGGAACTGCGCTTAGTGTATAATTAATATCATAGCTTATTGTATTTGGCTGTCCACTCTGGTTTACGCTTCCCGCTTCAATGCAGCCCCACAGATAGTCGCCTGCCGTGAAACTATTAGTTGATGGCTGAATTCTACTAGAGCTTGTTGATCTAGTTTGCGTGTAAGAACTACCGTTGGATGGGTTATAAAGTATACTTAGATAAGCGTAGCCGCTCGTTTGATAACTTCCACCCACTTTTAATCGGATTAAAGGATGGCTAGTTGTATTTGAGAATTCCAAAGTGAAAAGTATTTTGTAAATATCGTAATCTGTCGTGAAAGACTCTATATCTATTGTGCTTGCAGCAGATGCTGTTATTTCTTCAACAACAGACCATGCCCCGCCAGACACTTCGCCCCAAGAAGCTGTAGAGCCATCGGTCGTCAAAAATAAACCGTTATTTCCTGTTTGACTTGGCAATGCGTCAATGTTGTCTATCTGTGCTTGGATGTTAGACGTAACGCCGTCCGTGTAGTTCAGCTCAGTGGTAGTGGCTGTAATGCCGTCCAAGGTATTTAGCTCAGTAGCGGTAGCCGTCAGGCCAAGGTTGGTCAAAGCTGTCGCTGCGCTGTCCAGATCAGACAAGTTGTTAGCGACCTGAGCAAACTTCGCGTCAGCTTGGGCTTGAGTGTAAGTGTCAGCCACGTTAAACGCGCCATAGGCAATGATAGAGACGTTATCGCCTGTCACCGCGCCTGTGCCTAGAACGATGGTAGCTCCATTGGTGGCTGTGAAGTCAGTTGTAGGGATTAGCTTAGAGCCGTTTAGGTAGACATCCACAAAGCCCACATCGTAGGTTGCGGAGAAGGTAGTCTGACCCGAGGTCGCCACATACTCTTGACGCTCCGCTGTGCCATTTACCGCGCTACCTGCCGCTGCCCATGACGAGCCTGAGTAGACGAACATCGTGTTTGATACGGTGTTGAAGTACAAAGCACCTGCTTGCAGTGGATTGCCTTGGTTATCTACCGTAGGAGCCGTGGATTTAGCGCCAAGATAAAGCTCCTCAAACTCTTCCAGAGCTGCTTCTGCTCCTGTTTCCGCTGTAGCTGCATCCGTGGCTGAGCTTGCTGCTGCCGTGGCTGATCCTGCCGCTGCTGTTGCTGATCCAGAGGCCGCTGTAGCCGACCCCGCAGATGCTGTAGCTGAGTTGGCAGAATCGGTAGCCGATGACGCACTAGCCGTGGCGCTGGACGCACTAGCCGTAGCACTTGTCGCACTCTGGCTTGCGCTTGTCGCTGAGTTGGTAGCACTTGTCGCCGCTGCACTCTCTGAGGCCGCTGCTGCCGTCTCTGAGGACGCTGCTGCGTTTTCTGAGACAAGGGCTGCTGCCGCACTGGTCGCACTCTCTGTGGCGCTTGTGGCGCTATTTGAGGCGCTTGTGGCCGCATTAGTCTCGGAGGTAGCTGCTGCTGCCGCGCTAGCCGCAGATGCTGTGGCTGAGGTCGCAGATGCTGTGGCGCTGTTGGCGCTAGCGGTGGCGCTATTCGCTGAGTTAGTTGCACTTGAGGCCGATGCAGTTGCACTATTGGCTGAGTCAGTTGCACTTGAGGCGCTTGCAGTTGCACTATTCGCGCTATCAGTTGCACTTGAGGCTGACGCCGCTGCACTCGCCGCCGCTGCTACTGCACTAGCTGCTGCCGCTGCACTCGTACCTACCCACCAAGACGATGAACTAGCAGGGACTTTATTTAGGTTAGAGTTTTGTAATGACGTATAGAGAATGCCGTCTGTGCCTACCACGTTCTCGTGGATTGCGTAGGTTCTGGTAGCTAACCAAGCAAACGCCAGGGGAGCCCAATACGCAGTGACACTAGCAGGATTCTGATTAAGGTTTGAATTCTGTAAAGATTGATAGGTGTTACCCTCATAAGTAACCACCGCGCCTACTTTGTAGGTGATGCCCTGGTTCCACTCAACCGAATAAAGTAAGGTCCAGTAGCCCGTGGTAGTCACTGGATTGTTGTTCTGATTACCGTTAATCAGTGATCGGTAAAATGTTCCGTCCGAACCTAGAACCACATCAGTGGCGCTGTAGATCTTGGTGGCTACCCACTGGTCGCCAAAGTCCGTATCTGTTTCGCCTACAGGATCTCGGACCGCAATTTGCACATCGGAATTGTTAGCAAGGATGCACTTAGCAACACCGTCAAAGAAGATGTTGGGCTGGCGACCGGCAGCAGACAACAGAACAGGGTTAGTGTTCGGTATAGAATTGTTAATATCCGCAAAAGTAGTCTTAGGAGTTGTAGTGCCAGACTCGTAAAAGTAAAGCTTACCCTCTACTAAAGGTTCGCCAGCGTTGTCTAAGTATTGGTCGAAATCACCGAATCGTGCCATTATTCTTCACCTGTAAAGTATTGCTCTATTTCATCAATGTTAGAGCGAGTA